GTATAAAAATAGCAGCTACCATATAGGTGCTGCCGGATATTTTGTTGAATTGTGGTAATATGTGGTATAATCTCCTTATCAACTTGGCGGTTGAAATACTAACGAAAGGAGATATACATATGAAAGATTTTGGTGAGTTTATATCAAGTATTAAGCAAGAAGATATTGAACAAATGATTGATGAATTCAATAAAAGAAAAGTCACTGTTTCCGGAAGTGACGTGAATGAAATATTCAATAGTTCTTTCAATGCATCTGCTCAAATAAGTGTAAAGCTTACTCTTGGACTTTTGAAACTGTATCATGAATGGCTAAATAGTGAAAATTGATTTACCTGTTTCTCTTAACGTTTGATTAAATGCGTTTTTAAAAGATTTAATATCTATTTTCGCGTCAAAAGTTTTCTGCTGGCCTTGAACTTGCCCTTCGAGGTCAGCAATTCTCTTTTCTAATGCCTTAAAATTCTTTCTCGTTATAAACATATTTGCTCCTTTCTTTGCATACAAAAAGAGCAGCCACTTTGACTGCCCTTATGGTTAATATTATTTTATTTCTTTTGGTTCAGTTACGTTGATATCGCATCTAAGTACGATAACTTGATTTTCCGGTGTTGTAATCGTGCACGTTACGTATGCTTCTCCCGCGGCTTTAGCATTTACCATACCGTTTGCGCTGTTTACTGTCAAAATAGACCGATCCGAAGATGCCCAGCGGTATTTACTCTTAGCAACCTTGTTTTCAACATTTATATCGTATTCGTCACCCGGGTTAAGGTCTAAAATTGTATCAGTAAGCTCCGGTGCGTTATCATCATATCCTACAACAACCTCGGATATAAGCGTCTGTTTTGTTTCGTCCGGGAAAGTGATTTCACAAGTAATTGTTGCCGCTCCCTCGGACACGGCTGTAACAAGTCCGTTTTTAGGATTTACTTTAGCTACCTCGGGATTATTGCTTGTCCATTTATATTTACACCCGGATACTTTGTCGTTAAGGTTTATGTCGTATGCCGTGCGATTTACGAGTGATACGGTTGTAGCTGTCAAAGAAGGAACGGTTGGAACATCTGGTTCAAGCTCTGGCATTTTACCTTTCGACTCTTCCGAATCCTCCGGAAACACAGTAACTTCGAAAACTCCGCTAACCGTCTCGTATTTATCGTCGTCAGGAGTAAAAACCCATTGTAATTCAAAAATGCCCGGTTTCATGTCGTCAATATTGGGATAAGTCATTGTTCCGGTAACATGCTCGCCATCGATACCAAAAAAACGTAGTTCTGGAACATTTGCATCTTTTCTTGGAAGTTCGGTACTTAACTTTAAATCCGGTATTTTATCATACGGATTACGAACCTTTATTTTTCCATCCTCCGTATAGCTGTCAGGCGTTAACACCCATTCACCATTTTCAAGCGTGTATCCTGCATAAGCCGTTGTAGGCATCATACACATAGTTACAATTAATAAAAATACAATTAATTTTTTCATTTTACCACCTCCTGAACTCATAATACCATATTGTGCGCATATTTTCAATAATTATACAGTTTTTCCTCTAGGGTGGATATTCTTTCGTTCTGCTCTTGCACGGTATCTTCCAATGATATAATTTTATCGTTCTGCTCTTGAATAATCTTTACCATCCATGGGATAAAATTAATATAGTTAATCCTATGGGTTTCACCATCCACATACATTCCATCATCGGTATATTTTCTAACGTCGTCTAATTCTATTATGTCATAATCATATGGATTTAACCCATACGATGAAAAAGCGTTTTCAAGCTCCTGAGCAATCAATCCAAAACATATACCTTTGCCATTCTTATCCGTTTTAAATCTGAATTGTTTCGGTTTTAAGGACATAAACAATTCATTTGGGATGCTGTCAAGCGAAGATATATCATGCTTTAATCGTACATCCGATGATGTTTTAGGTGCGAAATTTGCCTGCACCCAATTTACACCTGCGGCATTATCAAAACCTAGAAAATCGATATTACCATATCCAGTGTCTGAAGCGTAAATTTGATTAGTGGATAAAGCATTGCTAAGTTCCCCTGCTGAAATCGCAACTTGGGCACCATATGCCCATTGTTCCCCTATATTACCACTTGTTATTGGGGTGTACCCATTTAGCTTACCACAGGCCAGATTAGTGCAGTGCATATCAAGAGCAGTAAGAGTGCCCGCATTTATTGTTCCGTTTGCGTTTATCCACAGAACCAATCCCCCGCTCGAATTATATCCGCTTATTTCAGCTCCGTTTATCTCTAATACGCCGTTTCCGCTCGAAACAATTCGAGTTCCGTTTATCACTCCTCCATTTATAGTTGAACCACTCAGCGTTCCACTAAACTTCCCATTCTTAGCTTCCATGCTGCCGTCAGCAAGAATTTTGAAGTTATTATTTGCGGTAACAAGTCCCTCAAATATAATGTTATCCGCTTTAAGCTTTATGGATGTTCCTTCGCTTGGGTCTGCATCAAGTCCCACAGTTGCTAGGTTTCCGTTTGCATCAACTTTAAGCACTACTTGACCAGCCATAACCTCAATCTGTCCGCTTAGTGTTCCCTCTGCACCGATCGCCCTCTGCGCTTCAAGATTTATTTTTTCATCCGTCTGCTCAAATTTGGTGTTCGTTCTGGCTTCGAGGTTTCCAACTTCAATACTAACCCCGTCAACATCTTTTTTAATTTTGTTATATCTGCCTTGTAACTGGATGATCTCTGTATTAAGTCCAAAGTTCTGTTCCAGTTTCTCATTGCCGTCTGCTGTATATTCGTCTTTTAAGGCTTGTATGCCTGTAAGAGTACGTTGTAACACATATCCGGTTATAACATCATCTGTGGCGATTTCTATGGTGTCACCTACCTCGATATAAGGCAATCCGATACTTTCTGCTTGATATGGCCTGTATGGACGTTTTGCCATGTTACCAAATGCATTATGAGCAATAGTCTCTAATTCGCTGGCAGACTTACCGAATACCAAAAAATTACCCTCAATTACATAGGTATTAGTTCCGGTACCAACAATAGCGCCTATATCATTTTCTTCTGCCCTAATCTGCAACTTGTCAATTTCCTTGACGGTGTATTCCTCGAAATGCACAGACCTGTACATGGCCTTGCTTATAGTGTCCGAGATAATATCCTCTTGCGCGTAGGCTGTGTCGGTTTCAGCGACCGGATATAAATCATCTGCAGGATATAAAGTCTCTGACGGATATAAGCCATATGCAGGCTGTAAAACGATATGCTTAAACTTCCCATCTCGGCCAACATGACCGAAGCAGCCATTTAATTCTTCGCACGCAAACAAAACATTTCTACCGCTTATCTGCGTGGGTTCAATGGTTTTTTCAACAATCATGTTGTCGTTTGGCAAGGGCAGATTAGATGTGTCCTCCGTGATGCCTAAATGTGCCAATAACGATGCCCTAAATTGAGACAATGTATAAGTCTCTGTTCCGAGCGGAAATAGCCCATTATACCAATCAGCAACGTTTACATCCGTACTTTTCAATGTATCATAAGCAATTATATCTTTAAACCTAAGATCATCCTGCTTTTTACAACTATCAACCTTATATCCACCAAGAGGCACAGTATAAGCTCCATTAACAATCTGATTTATGGTAAATTCTAATCCGGTTAGATCTTCCACTACATCCGCAACTGTAAACTTAATTTGAGATGCCTCGCAGGCTCCAAAGATTAGATCTTCTTCCGAGCATAACTTTTCGTTCAGTTCAAAACTATCATCCACTATCTGATCGGTAAGGATATATAAATTAAGAGCAGGAAAGTATATCTCTAGATCTTTAGGAGCATTCTCCGATACGTAAGGGAGCATATCGTTTTTATATATAGTTTTTAATTCTTCGGCTATATTTAGCATTATTGATCCCCCTCGTATGCGATAAATGTTATTTCCAAAGCATTATATATAGGCTGCCCATGTCTATCCTGTGACTTATGCGTATATTCGATATCGGGCACGTAAAATCTGGCTATCTCATATTCATCTGTCTCATCATTCCAATATTCCATTGTTATAACATCTCTAGGGATAAAAAAAGCCTTTATGATAAGCTTCTGTCCATAAGTAAAACCATCCAATGTCTTGATTTTTACCGTACTTCTTTTGACTGGAAGTATGTTTCTGTGAAGCGCTCCACGACCATCCACATAACTATTTTTGTCTGTCCGCTGGTTCGGAGTGTTTGAATATCCCTCTCGATTAAGGAGGGAGTTTGGAAACGTTGTTCCGTTTACTTTTATGTAATAGCCTTGAAATGCCATGATCTCTCTCCATTCTAATATGCAAATGCTGATTTACCGGTTGCTTTTTTGTATTGCTTGTCTGCCTCCACAACTGCATCAAATAACACCTTGCCATTAGGCAATGTTATAGTTACATGTATCATGCCATCTGTTCCAGCGCCTCTCATCTCAACGATTGCTTCTTTAAATGCCTGCTTCATAGCCGATATTGGAGATACAACCTCCGCTTCTCGCTTATTGTCACCTAGCACCGCCAAAAATTCACCGTAATTGGCAGGTACTACGGTACCAGTAGCCAACCTTGGTATTTTCGGAGCGGTAAGAGTAGATATATTAAATCCAAAGCTTTTACCACCGATTCCGGGTACCCAATCAGGGACGTCAAAGCTAAGCTTATTAATACTCTTAATTGCTGCATTAATCCCTTTTGTAATACCACTTAACATGCCATTTATCAGGTCAATTATTAGGTTGATAGGTGTTTTTACTATACCTACCAGGGCATCCCATATACCCTTAAATATTTGTTTAATACCATTCCATGCCCTTTTCCAGTCGCCGGTAAATACTCCCGCTATAAAGTTTACAACTCCTTTAAGCACATCTATTATACTACTGGCAACATCAATGACACCACCGAGGAAGTTGCCTACTGTCTCAATCAGAAAATTGACCACTTTTGCTATAGGCGGTCCAAATTTTTCTACAAACCACTTTACGACTGGAGCTATAAATTTGTTATAGATATCTAAGGCTGCAGTTACCAACTCGCCCACAAAGTCCATAATGTTGGCTAAGAGAGGTTTTAAATGATTAGTCCATAGTTTGTCTACTACTTCCATTATCTTGTCCCAGACAGGCTTCAAAAACTTCTCCCACAATGACACAAATAGGTCTGATGTAGTTTGTATGGCTTTCTTAATTCCGTCGAAAATAGGCGCTCCCCATTTATCCCAGAACTCCTTCATGATGTCGACAAAATCAGTCCATATTTTAGTAGCTATTTCAAGAGCTGGAGCAATCGCATCACTCCAAATCATGTCAAACAATTTCTTGGTTTCTTCAAAGAGTACCTCAAATGTCTCAATTATTTTAGTTCCAAATTCAGTAAACATCGGAAGGAGCACTGTTACAAATTTTTCGATTACCGGGAACAATACTAAATTCCATATATCTGAAAACACCTGATTAAATGTATCAAATAAGCCAATCGCTATATTACCCAGTGTGGCAAAGGCTTGCTGGAGGAATGGTGTAAAATATCCGGTTATGTAATCTAAAAACGGTTGCCAAAGCGTCTGTATGTCTGTAAACACCCCAGATACAATGGTTTTAAAATCATCTATTACCGGTTGCAATCCAGCCCATATACTAGCAAATGTAGGGCCAAATGTATTTGTAAACCAATTGAGCATAGCTTCGAATGATGCCTTTATCCCACTGGCTACCGCTGATGCAACAGATGCTATCGTAGGGTCAATTTTTACTGTCTCGAACATATCACTAGGACTTGCTGCACCACCTGACCCTTTATCGGAATCGGATATGTTGTTAAGTTTATCAATCGGTGACAACGTCTTGTTGGCTTCTTTTGCGGTTTTAGCTAAGGACTTAGCATAATCCACCTGTGCATCTTTTGCCTTCGTGAATGTAGTAGCCCCAGTAAATAACACTGCAAAGAATTGCCCCATGGTTGTTATAGCTTGAGATAGATAACCTATCAACGCCTGTAGTGCTGGAGTAATAGCCGTAAGTATCGGTGCAAAGGCAGTTGCAAATGAATTTTTGAGAGTTTGCATAGAAGTCTTTAGAGCTGAAATATCTTTATTGGCTTGTTTGCTATACTGCGCAAGGTTTTGAAATCCCTCTTGTACAGCCTTAATAACAGCCCTCATAACCATCCTTAGCACCATGAGTTTAAACATATTGGATAGCTTAAAAATGCTTTTGGTTAATGGGATAGATGCTTTAGTTGTTTTCTTCAACTCAGCCCCAAACCTTCTAGCAGAGGATGCAGCCTTTTTCTGACCACCATCCACAGATGATAACTCTTTCTTATAATTGCTAAGCTCACCCTCTAGCCTTGCCAGCTTTTGATATGTGCTATCATATTCAGCATCTCCAAAATAGAGCCCTTGCTTCTCGAGGTAATACAAGCTATCTCTATACTGATCTATCTCATCGACTAGAGCCTTAACCCTTGCATTGGCACCATCAATTGCTCCGGTATTCGCAAAAGCATCTACAAGGCTGCTACCGGTCTTTTTCAGCGCCGATAAAGTTCTGTTAAGCATCCCTTTTAAGGTATTGGTTCCCTGTTTAAATCCCTCTGTGTCTATTTTAGTATCAAATATTAAACTGCCATCTGCCATATATTAATCACCCCTTTCATTCGAGGAGTTTTTCAAAATATTCCTTCTCCGCCTGCTCTTCAGGTGTAAGTTTTACTTTTATATCAATCAGGGGCTTGTTTTCCCTATAGAATTCCTGTTCGTATTTCTCTAATCTCTTGCCTTTATTTTTCTTTTGTCGGATGCTGATAACAGTTGACAATAATCCCTCTCCTATCTCGTTAAAATATCCAAGAAATGTCCACCAATGTAGATAATCAACTGCCCTTATTTCTTTGCCAGCGACTTTATTTACTGCACTAAATATCATCTGTTCGTCTTGTTCCCAATCCAGCACCTTCTTTGATGCTCGGTACTTAGTTTCATCTTCCTGGATGCCACCATCTAAAAACCATACTGCTTGGTCATATGCTTCCTGATAATCTTCCTGTGGCATACTATCAAGATCTTCATAGAGACAGTCCATCATTACCAGAGCTTTCTCCTGATCGTTTAACTCCGGATCATTAAAAGCTTGGAATATTAAAAGAGCCACCCGGAAATCACTCCGAATAGCTCTGTCTATACCATTTATATTTAATGTAGTTGGTAATCTACCAATCATATTATTTCACCTGCTTGGTGTATTTTTCAACTCTTTTCATGCTTGCCTGCTGTTCTTTCTTAACTTCTTCCTCGATATAAGGTTGAGCTGCTCGGATAAATCTTTCAAATAGTGGTATTCCTTTCACGCTTGATAAAGGAGACTGACTACCGAATACCGCTTCTGACACGGGACTACCAAAGATATAGTCTACCTTGTCACAGATCAGCCTTCTTGTTTTAGACAACATCTCTGCAGCCTCTTCCATTTCGTCCTCAGGAACGTTTGGGGATCCATCTGGATTAATATCAATGTCTTTCTGCAGCTTATCTATCTCGGATATAATGTCCTTCCTAGCTTGATTAAATCTTTCTATAATCCCATAATCCGCAGGGTTAAATCTAATCACCCTATTCGGATCATCATTGATCATAAACTCCTTGCAACCATCATCAAAGCGTATGCTCTGCATAAAATCCCTCCTTTAATATGGGCAGTGGGAAGGAGGAAACCACCACCCACCTAAATAAAACTTATAAGCTTAAGCCACATCTGGGGTAAATGTCTTTGTTGCCAAGACAAATGTACCTTTAACCCTGTTCCCTACATGGTGGATATTAAACGGAATCTGATACCCGGTAGTATCACCGCCATAACTCACAACCTCGATAATTGCATCCTCTTTGTAAGCCACAAACGAGCCAGTGGTTACTGTGTCCTCTTCCCATAGATGCACTTCTATGGTTGACGTCTTAAGGTCATCAAGCGTTTGCCTTTCGTCCACGATCTTCTGTAGTCTGGTATGCAGTGGGTCCCCGACAACCGCATAATAAGGCTCTACGGATGCCTGAGGTTCATATCCGTCGATATTTGTGGAGTTTTCCCCGAGGATATTCTGCTTTGTTTCGACATTGGCATTCATCTCCACTGTATACTCTTCAAGGTCAGAACCGAGCCTTACATAACTCGGTGTATCCGGAGTCGATGACGCATCAATGTAATGCGCCATGTATTTTCTTTTTATTTTACCTGTAATTGCATCTGGCATTTACAATCCCTCACTTTCTAAATAATATTGAGCGTAAATCTGTATCTGATAAGTTACTCCGTCGTTAATATCGCCTGTCGGTACCATGTAAAGCATGGCATTAGCACTGCTTAATCCTAGGAGTTTACCGGATACAGTTTTATCATTTATTGTTACCTCTATTTGATCCTCCTGATTGTACTGTTCGAGCCAATAAGTTAGATCCAATAAAAAAGTACTGTTTGCCAACCGGTCATAATTTGTAAATGACTGGTTAAGAGCATACAGTACAAAATTGTGTCGCCTTATCTGATTCCCAAGGATATCCTCTCTCACAAGCTGGTCACCGGTGGAGGATAAGCCAAAGTTTGTTGGAGTGCCATCCGTAAAGTCTACATTTATTTCATTCGTAAACTCCGATATTCTGGGATAATCAGTAAGTATCTGTTTTACTAATTCGATTATGTTCATTTCTTTGTTCCTGCCACCTTTCTAGCTCCCTCGAGGATTTCATCCTTCTTGTCAGCCTTCATACGTTCAAACCACATCTTTCCAGCCATTGGGTGCCTGCTTGTATCATATTGCAAGTCCCTATCAGTAAGTATCTTCTTTTCTCCCTTGCTTGCCCATGGACTGCCAGTAATAGATGATACCATAACCTTGCCATAGTATTGAAATCTAGCATATGGAGTAATTTGATTAATCTCCCCTGTGCCTATCTTAGTACCCAAAGTTGCACTTTTCTCTAGTATGCCATTCCTTGCCGGAGTATATGGAGCCATCAACCTAATTGTTTCCTGGTCGATAAACTTCTGTACATTTCCCATAGGCAACAACCCACGATTTTTCATCATGATATCGGTGGCTTTCATTTCTAAATGTCCGTTAAATTGCATCTAATCACCTACTTACACGACAACTGTATATGTTGCATTCTAGGGCTACCATAGAGCTTGTCATCTACCACAGAGACAGTCACCACCCTGTCATATGTCTCTTTCATGGTCTTAAGGCTTGCCGATATGGTCTGCTGAGAAGTATTATCAACTTCAAAATCAACAATACCCTTGACGATCAAATCCTTACCAGTGGTAAATTTAATTCCACCAGGCAGATTATCGACCGGGATAAATACTCGTACTGCATCAGCTGTTAATAAACCACTCTTAAGTACGTTGGATTGCTTCACATCTTCCCAAAAGACACTATTTATCTCATATCTAGTATATTTGCCATCCGGACAAGCATAAAAGGTTATATCTGCATTGGTATACATTACAGACACCCCCGATACAGTAAGCCGGTCATGGCAAGCCAAGTGTTAACAATATTCCGAGTTGATATATGCATTAGATTTTCTCTAGCCTCGGCACTCACATAAGCCACAGAGTACTCTCCAACCTTTTCAGATGCAATTCCCTTAGTATCTTCTTGCTCTGCCTTAAATATGGCTTCTGCAAGCTCACAGCAACACATTTTAGCTTCATCTGGAATATTGTCATCGGCTATACGGTTGAATGTATATAGTTTAATCTTTTGAGTGGCTTTACCGGCGTATAAAGGGAAAGAGGCAGCGTCAATAACTGCCCCTTTGTATGTGTCGGTATAATATGCGTAATCTGCATAAGTAGTCATTGGCACCGCCCTCCTTAGTTAGATTAAGCAGACTTAATCATGTCAGCCGTTATTGTGATGTAGCCAACCTTTGCAACCTTGCTAGATACTACATCGGCAACCTCGATGACCTGGCCTACAGTTACAGCAATTTCAGTAGTACCAGAGGTGAGAGCCGTTCCGGTGTAAGCCGCATCGAAGACCGCCCTGGATGCAGGAGCTACATTATACTTCAATGAGCCAGCTCCGCCAGTTACGGTCAGGATTGTCTTACCTTCGGTGGAACCGGCAGCAGCTGAAATAGTTAAAGAGCCAGGGGAATAAACCGCCCTGATGGCTACGCTTCTAAGCACCTTATGAGCGTAAACATTTCTACCCTGTACAGCAGATGCACCGATATACTTGCCTGAACCAGATAAATCCTGTACCTTAATTGGTACTGCAAACTCTGTTGCTCTGGTGGCGAACCTAGGATGGCCTGCAACCATTGCAAGGTTAGCAGTATCATCATTCCACTCGATTACAAGGAAATTAGCAATCTTACCTACTGCTCCGGTAGCGATTACTTCATCACCAAGGTCTGTTGCATGTGTAAAATGGTCTTTGTCCTTAAGGATTAAAGCCATTGTATCTGGAGTAACAAGCAGATAGCGTCTGCCATCATTAGGGATCTTAGCCTTTGTCATACGAGTTCTTAAATCTACAATTTTATCGTAGATATTCTCTGAGGTTAAAAGAGCTTCATTGTCTACAGTGGCAGCTGCAAGCAACGTAGTGCCGCCATCAGTATCCATCTGCTCTGCCATGGAGTAGGATGCGGAATCAAGTCTGTCAGCAACAAGATTATCCGGCACAGCCTTAGCATCGTAGCCATCTATAATCTCATTCACAGCCTTATCCTTATCAATTACCATGGTCTCATATGCTGTGGATCCATGAGTACCTTGGATACCGTTTGCCTTATCATAGTCAGATACAACCACTTCGCCATCACGTACCGGGATTTTTACAGACCCAGCCGCAGGAGAACCCTCATAATCATTATTAAATACTACGCCATCCTTTAATCTGAGGATATTTCTTAACTTGGCCAGTACTAGCTTTGACCATCTTTCCTGCTGTAAATGTGCCATTTATTTCACCTTAACCTTTCTTAGTCAATTTTAAGCCCGGGATTTTTCCTAAGGAAGGCAGCCTCAACCCCATCAATTTTCTTAGAGCTGCCTCTCTGCCTTTGTCCCCAAGCTTTTTTGCTATCAGTATCATCGTCCTCATCATCGTAAGGATCATCAGACTTTTTCTTGCCTGCACCTTTGACGAATTGAGGGAATTTTTTAATTACTAAATCCAAAGCCTCATCCATGTCTGTATCTTCATCTACATAGGCCTTTGCAAGTGCAATTGCTTCCTTTACATATTCCTTTGCTATGTCATGATCATAACAAAGCACCTTTTCTTCGAGCGCAGTAAGCTTCGCTTTGTTCTCATCTGCCTCTTTATCAGCAGGATCATCCTCTAATTTATCTTTTTTAGCAGCCTGTTTCCGTTCGGCTTTCTTGCGTTCTCTCTTAAGACGTTCCTCAATCATCTCATCGATTTCCGCCTGGGTAAGGTATTTACCCTTTTTATCCGACTTTTTAGACTTATCATCAGAATTTTTATCATCCTGATTATCATCTTGGTCGTCGTCACCATCATCACCGGTATTATCGGTACCGTCACCGCCCTCGCCTTTATCGGCAAAGAATTGTAAGTTGTATCTAAGTTTCTGATTTCTTAATTTCATATTAATTCCTCCATTTTAAGCCTGTCGGCTATAATTTCCATGCAGTTTAACGTCATCAAGCACGTTTGTAGACAATAAAATAAGACCCTAACCCTGGTCTCATGGGAGATATTCGGATCACCTAACCTTTCCCGCTTTTATGGTTTTTGCGTTTCAAGTTTGGTTCACCTCCTCCTAAAATCCACATTTTTTGTTGTTGTCAGCGACAAAATTAATACCTATAGCCTCGATTCGGCTAGCCTTAACAGAAACAAAACCATCAGTGTCCTTGAATCGTATTCTTCCAACGATTTTACGGTTTTCATTTAACATAATAGCCACATCCTCATTTACTGTGCCACTGATACATTCACCACTTTTGAGCCAAATAGTATATTCCTTCATCATCCTACCCTCCCTAATCCATCCATGTAAATTCTTTCTCTCTGCTGCGGTAATCCCGTCTGCCTAGAAAAATTCACATACTGTGCCATTGTTGTCCGGTAGGCCGCCCTTGCTTCATCGAGCAGCTCACCCTCACCACTGCCAGCCTTAAGCAGCTTAATTTTTCTTCGTTGGGCTCTCATGAGTGTCTCTAATTCCCTCTGTCGTTGTGTAGCTTCATAGGTCGTATACTCTTTACCCTTATACTCTTTAGGCTTATTCTCAGCTGCGTTCATCCTGTCGAGCTCTTCATCCGTCCATTGTCTCTTAGATATTCCCGGGATAAAGGGATAATATGAATGATAACAGTTAGCCCCTAGTAGACCGGTAACCGTACCTAATCCGCATACCGTTTCAAGTTCCTTCCGGCTATATACCCTACCCTGCCATACTTGGTGCTCTGGCCGGGCTGTTGCGTGCCATGAGACCTCGAAAAAATCTGTTCCGAGCTCATCAGCATTTCTGTCGTTAATTTTATTGGTTACCTGGGTAACTCCTGTCATTAATGCCCTTCTAGCAGCAACTTCTATTCGATTGCTCCTTCCGGTTTCATAATCCACTGTACGGAGTCCGCTCTTAGTCATTTCAGTGACAACCTTTTTCAGGGTGGTATTATAATCAAACGCGCCAGAAGTCACTTCGAACACTGCTGTATCTAGTGTCCTCTGCAGATATTCGGCAAGTGGAGTAAATACTCTTTTGCCACCCATGTCAATAACAAAGCCAAGGGTCCTAGTGATGTTTATCATCTCGCTTTTGGTCTGCATTATCGTGGCTTGTATCAACTGCTGGAGTTCTGCGTTCTCCTTGAAAGGGATAAACTCAACTTCGACTTTTTCATATATGGCTTTATCTCGTGCATAACCAGATTGAATGGCACCTTCATATAGTTTATTAATTTCATCTTCTGTAAGCTTTAATGCTTGCCGAATGTATTTCTGTACTTCCTCGGTGCTCTTACCCAGCTGTATTAATCTATAAATCTGCCAATCGGCTGAACGGGTAATTTCATCATTGATTTTTATTCTACGGATGATATCATTCATTATAAGTATTTCTAACTCAGACATTTTGCGTTCTATCTCAATCGGCAGGCACTCTAATTCAGAAGGTGTATACATTCAATACCCCCTTAATAAATGACGTCAGCCTGTTCCGGTATCATCTTTGCAGCTTCTTCTTCGGTTTCACCGTACCATTTCATACGGTATTCAAGCAGCCCCATGGCGCCGATAGCTATATCGCCTTTATCGGTCTGTCTCTCGGTTTCCTTGTCCTGGATGATACTGTCATCAAAGTCAATATTAACTTCCTCAACCTCAGTGCCCTTAAGTTGCCCGATAGCTTTTACCATGCCGGTTAATGCGCTATCTAATACAATCTCATGCTTTTTAAGAGACTGATACAGCTCAGACTTATCGGATATAACTTCAGTTGCTGTCTTAACGACACCGTTTTCAAAGCGATATCTTCCGGTTCCCATGCCACACTTAAAGCTTAGTAAATCAAGCGCTTTATTAATGCCCTTGTCGTGATCATCTGCTCTTAGTTGAGGATCAAACGTGTCTATTTTATTGTCCCCGTTTCTGTCTCCAGGAACAGCATAAAATACGCTGTCATTCTTATCAAACACTGGCCTTGTGACACCGTCTGCTCCCATCTCAATCTTTGACAGGCTTAATGGCACCATAATCTTTCTCTTACCGAGCTCAAACTCATTCATGTAACTGTCAAATACAAGGTCACAGCCTTTTAATTGAGAAATGGCATTACCAAATACCGATATTCCATATGGGCTGTCTAAATCAATATTGTTAACTATGTTTGGGGTGATGATCTGAAACAGTGGTATCTCTATACCCGTTTCAACCTCTGGAAGCATTCCTTCGTCAAGATCTAAGTCAGTGCCTGATTCTGCATCTACAATATGGTTCTCAATGATGTAAGTATCTCTTTCATTTAGCTTATGGATTTGAATATAATATTGTTTCTTACCATCACGCTCACGCATACTACCAAAGGCACACTCATTTACATAACCATTATCCCAGCTGAGAGGATAAATCATTCCCGCGCGAATAAAGTCTATAACCACTTGACTGGATGCATCAAGATACTGCACCAGGGCGCCTGTACCGAGCGCAAAAGCCAACTCTATCAATTGGTTGCTCTTGACTTGGAAATTGTTATATTCAAATACCTTATCAAGTTGCTTATCAAATTCAGTGCCAGTGGATATCTTAACCTTTTCATTCATCAGGAGATTCGCCCAGTCCTCTGAAATAGTCTTGGCCATGCCAAGGGCGTATCTATCTTTGCCAACCATCTCGATACCGTTATAAACCGTATAATGGTGGAAGTCCTCGACATATCCTTGATACCAGTCTAGCCATTCATCATGATGTGCCGTAGTTTCGTCATTGGCTGGGTTATATCCGTTATCAATTAAATATTCATGTATTGTTTTCATATCTCACCTCGCTTATGCTACGTTAATATATAAAATATCATCCTGGATGTATTCGGTTGAGTACTCCATGGCATCTAAACTGTCTATATTCATCTGTCCATCATCAAGTCTAACATCTTTAGTGGGTTTCTTTTCGTCATACACAGCCTCTTCTAAAGCTCTAATTGTATGTGTACAACTCTCATGTATCTTATATCTACCCTGCGCCATCATACTGTTATAGAAAGCTATCCGATCATTAATAGGGCCCTTGATTGCATTCTTAAGCTCTATTGGTATTCCGGCACGAATAACAGCCGATTCTAATCCAGATATGAGCGTCTGTTCTGCGCTATCACAATAAACCTCATAACATTTATACTTACTCTGAATAACCTTTACAAAATCTATAAAATCATTTTCCAATGTTGCCGGGTTGATACGTTTCTTTTTGTAATATTCCTTTACAGTAACCACATACTTGAAACCTTTCGTAAATCCAGTAAAGGTAAATGTATGTGCTGATACTGTACCTCCAAAGTCAACTCCAATTGTACCCATGATTATAGGATTTTCCTTAATCCATTCATCATCTACTATATAATTCTCAGGGCTATCGGCGAACTCTTGGTATACTAACCCATCTGCAGCAACCCATAAGCCCAGGATAAATCTCTTGAAGAATACTCCGGTAAACATTCGTTTGAACCGGTCTTTAATCTTCTGGGACAGCGTAAGGTTATCATCCATGGTAAAGTGCAGATGATAAATATTTTTCTCTCTGGCCTTATCAATAAACTCTTCCTTGATGTAATGATGCGGTCCTTCTGGATTACAGTTAAGAAATACTTTTGCCCCGTCAACGGAGCATCTACCAATCATCTGCTCAATGAATGACCTGGGGAATAGTGCGGCTTCATCGGCATAAGCTCCGGCAGCTGTTAGACCTTGTAGGGCATCCTGGGAAGCCTCGGTATTCGCGCCAAACATAAAGTACGTGCTATTACCTATCTCGATAAAGTTCTCTGAACGATTATAATTATACTTCCATCCCCAGGCAGTTAATATCTGGAGCATCGGCTTAATCACGTTACGCTTAAGTGCTCCCATGGTCTTACCGGCAAGGATGAAGCTCTCGCCATCTGGAAATGTCTCTTGACTCCACTGGAGGAACGAACATATATCAGCTATGGTCTTGCCTGACCTAATAGACCCATCTGCTATACACATATCTACATCAGCATAAGGGGACCCTTCTCTCCAAAAGTTCATTAGCTTTAATTGCTTCGGTGAGAATGGCTTAAATTGAAATGCTTTATTCTTCCGTAGTCTCTTCGCCATCTTCAATCACCTCTTCATCAGCAAATAACTCTTTTAAATCCTCCTCGGATGGTTTAATGGCTTTAAGGAAGTCTTTGATACCGGTATCACCCTCATTGCCACCTGATAACTGAGATACCTCGTATTTAAGCTTGGCAATACGCAATCTTTGTTCCTCAGATGCCTTGCTACTGTCATTATTGACCATGCTGTCATACTGCTTGATCATGCTCTCCAGTGTTTTCATTGCCCGGCTCTGCGCCTGGAGGAATGTAGCGTGCTTGTCCCAAGCCTGCTGTACCTCCCACTTCTCGGATGATCCAGTATCACTGCAACCTTCGCCAATCTTTGTAGTAGTTTTGTCCTCCTGGTCCCGGACATACATAAGCTTCTGCGACCGGATAATAGCCGTATACTGCAGCTGTATATTATCCCATAATAAATCCAATGGATCCTTCTCCTGAATAGCGCCCATGATCTCCATTGTTTCTTCCGGAAGCCACTTAGCAAAAAAGCCATGTTTCTCCGCATTTTTATTTCCTTCTGGAGCCGCACCGCCTTTGTTTCCTACCGCATTCTTGTTGCCCGGCTGACCGCCTTTTTGTGTGCACACCTTTTCACTTTTTGTATGCACACCATTTTTATTATCCCTGGACCATTTATGCCTGGTTTTCCATGACTTGACCGTATTCAGAGTTACATCGTATTTCTTGGCAATATCTTTGTATTTCATGCCATCCATATAATCAATTTCAGCTAATTCGTAATTTGGCGCTCTTACTTCATTCAATGATCACCACCT